GTCGTCGGCCGTCGGCGCACCACCGTGAATGATACCGGCGACCCTTCGATCATCGGGCACGATCGACGGCGCGCCTTGCGGCATCGGATTCGCGACGGGAACGACGGGTACCACGTCCGGCGCGGCCGCGATGTTCCAGTGCGGCGGCGGCCACGTCATGTCATCGACGTAGAGGTCCGGCTCGAACCCCGGCGTCGTGTCGGTCGCGTCATCCTCGACGGCCATCGATCACCTCGCCAGGATCTTGTTCGCCTTGGCGTCGATCTTCGCGCGCTCGCTAGGCGACGCGTAGCGCGAGGCCATCGCCTTGGCCAGGCCGGCGTGCTTGCGATCGGGCATCGGGTAGCTTCCGCTCACCGCGCCCTTGCCCTTCTCGGCCTTGCCGGGAAGGCCCATCTCCGACTTCGGGATGCGCTTGCGATCGGCCGCGTCGAGCTTGCCGACGTCCTTGCGCATGGACGCCGTGCGCGGCGGATCGCCGCCGCGCTTCGCCTCGAGGTCGCCGACGCGCTTGGCGAGGTGGGCGATCATCGCGGTGTTCGCCGTCGAGAGATGCCCGCCGTGGATCATCTTGCCGCGCGGTGTGTCGATGACGACGTGCGAGAGCCCGGGCGTCTTCTCGAGGTCCTGCGCCATGACGCCGAGCCGCTTGGGCGCGCCGGCAGCCTCGCTCTTGTAGCGGAACATCTGCGCCTTGAGGCCGCCGACCGCCTTGCCTGCCACTGCATCGCCGGGCTCGATGTCGGTCTTGAGCCGCCGATCGGACTTGCCGACGGCCATGCCAGCGCCTTGCGCGAAGCCGCCGACGCCCGACATCAGCATCTGCGTGCCCGCGCTCTGCGGCATCTGTGCGCCGTAGCCGGACATCGCATTGCTATTCGCGCCGAGAAAGCCCTGCAGGTCCTGGCCGCGCGCGCCGAGCGCGAGCTGGCCGAGCTGCGCGGCCGCGGCCTGGCGCGCCTGCAGGTCGGCGAGCGTCTCCTGGCCCGACAGGCCGTAGCCGAGCCGGCCCATGTTGTTCATCGCCGTACGCGCCGCCATCGCGGCGTTCTGCGGCGAGGCCGAGGCGGCCATCGCCTGCTGCGCGGCGACGCCCTGCTGCATGCCCTGTCGCAGCATCTCGGCGCTCACGCTGTTCTTGCCGGCGAGGATCGACGAGAGGTAGTTGCTCGCGTCGCCATAGCCGTAGTTGTTCGTGTTGTAGTTGTCCGCGGCCTGCTGGCCGAACTGCGCGGCCGCGGCGGCCTGCTGGTCGAGCTTGCCGGCGCGGCTCTGATTTTCGCGGTCCGCGTCGGTCGAGAAGTCCCAGGAAGTCGGGTCGTACCAGCTCATGGCGTTCTCCTCACGTCTTCTGCGTCGCGGGCAGCTGGTTGTACAGGCCGTCCTCGGTGCCGATCTCGAACGCGATGCCGGTCAGCTTGATGGCCTCGCCGGTCGGCGTGTGCGACGGGTTGCCGTCGGCGTTGATCGCCGTGATGCGCACCTTGATCGCCTCGCAGCGCTTCTGCGACGGCCCGACGCGGACCTGGAGCGCGCTGCCGACGGTCGTGGGGGTGACGGTCCACACGTCGTTATCGTAGTAGACCCAGTTGCCAGACCCGTCCTGCTGATAGTCGCGCGCGAGCCGGATCTGTAGCGCGCACGCCGAGCGGAACTCGCCGAGGATCTGGAACGAGCGGACGGTCATGTTGCCCATCAGGCCCGCCGGCTTGAAGAACGCGATCTCGACGTCCATGCCGTAGTTCACGGTGCCGATGCCCCAGACGCTCGTCTGGACCTTGACCGCGGAGGCGGTGGCGAGCGTGTGCGCTCCGTCAGAGCGAACGGTCGAGCTGACCGCACTCGAGAACGTCCACCAGGACCAGTCATCGACGAGATAGTCGTAGATCAGGATGTGCGCCGACGTGACGACGCGGATCTGATGCTGCGATTCCATCACGTCGATGGAGATGACCGACTCGCCATCGAACTCGGCGACCGGCGCGCCCACGTACGACAGGTCGAGACCGGGGCCGACGCGATACCAGCCCTTGAGCGACTTGAAGAGTAGACCGAACGGCGCCGCGACAACCGACTCTGCACTCACGGCGCCGACGTCGGGCGCGAGCATGACGGGTGAGTAGTTCGTGCCGCCGCCGGTGTTGTCAAAGCCGGTGCCGTCGAGCCGCCACGCCGAGCGTTCACGGAACGCGACCAGTGCCTGCGTCTGCGGATGGACGGCGAGCGCCGTGATCGCGCCGCCGAGTGGCGGCACGTCGATGGTCAGCGCGTCGTGGAACGCGACGAGCTGCCCGGCCGTGCGCAGCTTCGAATACCAGACGCGGTCGACGTCGCCGGCGATGCCGGCGAGAAACACCCGCGTCTCGTGCGCGACGATGAGCTTGGCCGCCGGCGGTGCGAGGTTCTCGAGCGAGCCGTCGTTCTCGGGGTTCTCCTCGTTGACCGAGATCGTCGCGTCGGTGTCGGAGTCGTCGAACTCGCCGAGCGTGAACAGCGTCGGATCGTTGGCGACGTAGCGGTTCGTGCCGCTCGTCGCCTTGGGATCCTTGCTCGAGACGAGGTAGAACGGAAAGTCCTCGGTCGGGTTGACCTCGGTGCGCCAGACCTCGACGGCGACGTCCGTGCCCTTGTGCGTCACGTAGAGCGGGAACCAGCGCTGCGTCGCGTTCACGAGGCCGCCGTTGGTACCGGTCTGCAGGATCGCCGGCCCGGCGCTCATGCTCGACGTGCCGCGCACCGCCGACGTCGACCGCTCGGTCTCGCCGGCGGCGCTCTGGTAGCGCCAGGTCATCTTGCTGCCGTAGGTGCCGGTGGGGACGTTGCCGGCGCCGCCCTTCGAGGCATTCCAGTAGTGCGGCGCGATGTGGAAGCCGACCTCGACGAGCCGGCGGCCGTCGTAGTAGAGGCACTCGCCGCCGGCGATGTACGTCGCGGCGCCCAGGCGCGCCGTGCGCCGCGCGTCGTTCGAGTCGAACGTCGCCGCGACGATGCGCGGCGCGCGCGCGCCATAGCCGGCGCTGTTGTTGCCGAGCGCGAGCGAGCGCGCCTCCATCGCGCAGACGCGGTACGTCGAACCATCGACCGACTGCACGCCGGGCAGGCAACCGTATACGGTCGTGTTGGACTCGAGCGCCTCGCCGGCGACGTCGTAGACGGCCTTCGCGCAGAGGAAGCCGTCGTCGCGGTACAGGTAGCAGGCGTTCTGCACCTCGAGCTCGGGGATCTTGGTCGCGTCGTCGCCGAGGAAGCCGCTGCGCTGGCCGAACGTCGTCCAGAGGAACACGCGCCCTCCGTGATCGAACGCGCGCGACGACGGGAACACCAACCCTACGAGGTTCGCGTCGGTTCCGACGGTGGACGCGTCGTTGATGGTGACGTGGCGCAGGAATCCGGCCGCGCTCGCGGTCGGGCCCTCCGTGTAGCCCATGAACACTTCGCATTGCCAGTGGCCGCTCACCTGCACCGAGCGATAGGCGGCCGTGATGCTGCTGTAGAGCTCGTGCGTGCCGCTCGTGATGAGGCTGGTATCGACCGTGCCATCGGCGAGCGACGAGATCGTGATCATGTCGGCACGGACATCGCCGAGGCTCGTCGTGTACCGGATGACCGTCGCGGTCGTGCCGCCCGGCATGCACGCCACCGCGATCGCGCTCGGGTTCCCGACCGTCCGCGATTTCGTGCCCGAGGCGACCGCGAGGCCGGCGGTGATCGTCGCGACCTTGTACGAAATCGTCGTGCCACCAGGCACGGCCGCCAGGAACGCCTGGTCGGCCCCGGGTACCTGTTCGACGTCGTAGGACCGATACGGGAATGCGCTGATCGTCGCGACCAGCGAGCTCGGCGTGACGGTCGCGGTCGGGCTCGCCGGATCGAGCGCCGCGCCCACGATCGCGCCGCCCGTGCCGGTGATGTAGAGGAGCAGCACCTTCGAGCCGAGTGCGACGACGCGCGGCCACGATGCGTTCGTGTCGATCTTCGTCGGCGCGCGCAGGACCTCGCCGTCGGCCGAGCCGCGGGCCGCGAGCCATAGATCGCCGCCGTCGACCGAGCCGTCGATCCAGCACACGAACTCGACGCCGTTGAGCTCGGCGCGGTCGCAGCAGACCTGGTCGCCGGTCGTCGTGAACACGCTGTCCTCGTCGAGCGCGACCGCGAGGTGCGTCCCCTTGAGCACCCAGCCGGCGAGCGTGTCGCTCCAGCCATAGAGGCTGTCGCTCGTGAAGCAGCACAGCTCCGCGCCCGCCATGAAGAGCTTGCGGATGTTCGACAGCGTGCCGCCGCCGACGATGTTCACGCCGATGTCGACGTACGTCTTGCGCGTGCGCAGCGCGCCCAGGT